CTGCGCCTACGTGGACAAGGTGGCGGGCGGCATGCGCAGGCGGCAGGAGAGCCCGATCACCTCGAGCGGCGAGACCGACCGGGTCTATGTCGACAGTAAGGCCCGCTGCGTGATCGAGGACCCGGTGGGCTTGCGCAAATTAAATGCGACGCGTGCACACATTCCATGCGACATGATCGCATTCGACGCGACGTTTTTCGTCGCACGCAATCCGATCACGCGCGCTCGATGCTGCGCTCGCAGTGACCAGGGTCGAGACGATCGAGCAGGCGGCACAGCAGGCACGCCCAGCGCTTGCCCTGGCGGCGGGCGCGGCCTGCGCGGCTGCTGATGGTCTCGTCTTCGTGCCCACCGAAGGCCGCGTTGGCGAGCTGGTCGTATGCAACGGCCAGCGTCCATGCGCGGCGTCCGTTAGGGCTGACAAGCGCAGCCAAAAGCATCCATGCGCTGGCGACGATGTGCGCGATCTGGCACATCGCCCAAAGGGCTATCAACAGCAATCGGCGCTTCATTCGGGCCAGCCGGCTGTGATGTCAATGGCGGCAAGATCGTCTAGCGACGCTGCGGCGTCCACGTCTGCTTTGAGTGCGCGGGCGTGCATGTGTACAGCGTAGACGCGCTGCGTAAGGGCCTCTGGCAGGGCGATCACTTGCTGCGCATCGAGGGTGACGATAGTATTGTCGGCGCACACCCAATCAACAGAAAACGGGGCGCCAGCAGCCAGAGCCGCTTGCGCCGCCTGCACAGCACCCATGATGCGCGTGACGCTGCGTTCATCCGCATCGAAGCGTTTGCCAAGATAGCTAAACGGCTTGATCTCTTGAAGGTCGCGCTCAGCGTTGACGCGGCGACGCATCTCTTTCTTTGCCGCGCCAAGGACGGCATCGTGATCCGGGTCGATCTCGATTTCGCCAATGAGCACGGGCGATGCGCACGCTGGCACCTCTTCGACGCCGCCCTGTGGCGTGACCGCGATGAACACGCCGCCAGAACGGTAGTCTTCTGGCACCTCCCATGCGCTGACCTTGGCTTTGACCGGGAGAGCAGGCAGGTCGTAGCGCTGACCGCGCACGACCGCTTGACGACCATCAATTGTCAACATAGGGCACCTCCTAGAGAGAATCGCGACAGGATGGACTCACTTGTGCGCCATGCGTTTGCGTGACGCATGACCGCGAGAAACGACATGACGCGCTGTCGGCACTGGCCAAGCGTCGCTTGGCCGCTTTCGTGGCGGCGGCGCAAAGCGGCAAACCGTTTTTTCCAGGCGTACAGACAGCGCTTGCGCGGCCGGATATGTGTATGAAAGATACGATAGCCGCAAAAATCAACGCCGCGCGCGGCAGGCCATATCCCGCTCTTTGGGTTGACGCGCAGACCAAGCGCGGCCAGCTCCAGCGCAATGCGCTCCAGCAAGCTGCGGGCGGCATTCTTGCCACTAACAACGGCAACCATGTCGTCCATGTAGCGCACGTAGTAGCGCACGCCAAGGTCATCCTTGACTTTGTGATCGATGACATCGAGCAAGATATTGGCAGCCAACTGGCTGGTCAGCGCACCAACTGGCAGACCGACGCCGCTAAAGCCATAGCCACTATACACCGTGCGTAGCAAGGCAAGAACGCGATCATCGCGCACGACGCGCGACATCTGACGCAGCAGCACATCGTGGTCGATGCTGGCGAAGTAGCTCTTGACATCGACCTTGACGATGTAAGGCCGCGTCCACGTGCGCACCGCGCCGCGCAGAAACGATTGCGCGCGACGCACGGCAGCGTGCGTGCCTCTGCCGCGCCGGCATGCGTAGCTGTCGTGGACGAAGCGGCGCTCGAACAGTGGCTCGATAATGCGCACGATGGCGTGGTGAACGATGCGGTCTGGAAACGGCGGCGCGGTGATTTCACGCCACTTCGGGTCGCGCACCCAAAAACGCCGCGCAACGCCCGGGCGCCACGTGCCGCGCAGCATGTGTTCGTGGATATTGACCAGATTTGCGAATGCGTCTGCATCGAGAGCGGCCACTTCCTGCGACTGTCGCTTGGCTTTGCGCGCTTCGCGGTAGGCGGCCACGAGGTTGTCCCACGCCACGATACGCTCGAATAGGGTGGGCGAAGCCACGGGCACTTTACCCGCCGCGCCGCCCGGCTGATGTTCGCCCACTTCTGGGCAGGAAGGCATCCCCGAAGGATTAGGCACTGTCGGCGCAGCCGTGGCCGCGCCGCTTCTGGCCCAGTCTTCCATCGCCAGGCGGCACCCGATGTTGGAGTTCGCGTTGGACGGAGCGTTGTTCGCGTTCAGATAGAACAACCCGGCGTTCCCGCCGTTGCCCCAGTTGCCGCCGTTCACAGGACACCTCCCTTCGCCTTGGCCGACTCGTGCTTGATCCACGCACCGACCATGCGACCGAGTTCGGCGAGGTGTCTGGCGCACACCTCAAGCCGATGATCGTTGATGTATTTCAGCCGCCACGCCTTGCGCACCATCGTCTTTAGCACATGCAGCTCGACGTCTAAATCGAACAACGCGCCCGCGCGGCTCTTGCGCTTCCAAGCCACGGCCAGCAGCCGATGAATCTCCGTCATCTGCTCGCGGCAGCGTGCAGACAGCCCGTGGCGCTCAGCCTTCGGCCACTGCTGTGTGATCTGATGCAGATAGGCGTCAAAATCCTCGAGCGCCGCCATCAGGCGCGCCAGCGGCTGCGGCACTTCGTATCCCTGCCCCGCGCTTCGGCGCGGGGCATCGGTCATGGAATCATGAACCATGGATCATCACACCTTCGCCAGGCGGCACCCGAGGGTGGAGTACGCGTCGGACGGAGCGTTGTTCGCGTTCAGAGAGAACAACCCGGCGTACCCGCCGTCGCCCCAGGTGCCGCCGTGATATGCGATTCGGTCGTCCGTGTTTGCGTTTGAGTAAAAATAATCACCGGTCGAGCCGTTAGATGCCGTGCCATCGACGGTGGCCGGGACGATGATCCCCGCCGACAGCAGTGTCGTATCGAAGGTCACCGGGTACCCGCTGGACGTCAGCGCCGCTCGGCCCGTATTGACGTAGCCGGTGGCGAAGTCCGACGTGGTGGTGCTGCCGGGCGCGTTGTACTGCCAGCGCCACCATGTGCCGCCGTTGCGCTTGAGGCCGTCCACCATCTGCCAGACATTACCCCACAGGCCGACAATGCCGCGCCAGGTGGCCTGGGCGACATCCGCTGCATCGACGTTGGCGGCACTGGATGTGCTGACGCGCCCTTGGCCGATGAGGGCTTGCATGTCGAGTCCACCAATTTCGATGGTGGCGAGCATCTGGATGGCGGCAAGGTCGTAATAGCTCCACAGGCGGAAGCCCGATACGCCGGAGACGTTGCGGGCATAGGCTTCGGCACGCGCCGTGGGGAAGTCCATGCTTACGCGCGGTGCCACACCTGGTACGGATTGCAGCTTGCCGCCGGAAGCGCTGGCTTGGTATTTGCCCACCCAAATCTGGTCGAGCTCTACGCCGCCCGCGCCAACGAATGCCGGGTGCACCGAAAAACCGGCTGTCGGCTGGTCAGATATCATCCAATACGCTTTACCAGCATAGGTGCCGCTTGGGACAGTGCCGGCCTTGAAATAAAACTTCGGAATCTTGATCATCGACTGGCCGTCGATGGTTTGCTGGATGATTCCTGCATAAGTCGGGTGGTTATTGAAAAACGCCGCGTCGGTGGTCTTGGGCGCGAAGTTTTCGTCGATGCGGACGTAGGTGCCGGCACCGCCGCCGGTGGCGACTTGTACCAGTCCGACGATGGTCGCGAATTGCTGCTTGGTTGTGATCGTCACATCAGCCGACCACTCCGACCAGCCCAGTGCCGCGCCTTTGTGGCGCACGCGCAGCACGTATTGCGTCTGCCCGGGTTGTAGCACACCGGCAGGTACGACGTAGCTTGTCTTGGCAGTCGTCGTCTCGCCCGAGTCGTGCACAGGCGATGACCAGCTGCCGCTGGCCAGGCGAATCTGCCACTGGCTGGATTGATGGGTGTCGGTGCCGCCCGTCACCGCAAAGGGCGACGAGATGATGGTCGGCCGCTCAGGAATGTCGGTTTGACCGTTGGACGGGCTGGTGATTGCCGGCGTGTTGACGTATGCGAACGAGGTTTTGGTGGTAAAGCTCGATGCAGGCGACCAGTCGGACACGAGTCCTGCTACATCCTTGACGCGGGCGCGCACATAGTAGGTGGTGCCGGTCGAGAGGACGCCGGCGGGCAGCGTGTAGGACTGCGCTGCCACCTCGCCGGAATCATGCAGCACCGACGCAAACGTCGATGCAGTCGAGATCTGGAATTGCGCATAGGCGAACGAGTTGCCGGCCGGCGAACTGAATCCGGCGACGGCCAGCGTCGGCGTCTCGCCAATATTGGTTGCGCCATTGGCTGGATTGGAGATGGTTGGCGCACCGGGGCGCATGGCTGGATTGACCGCTCCGCCAGCGCCCGTGGGCGAGCCCGTGGCGACGATGTGAAGGATGTCGACGGTCTCACCGCCGATCTCGATGCGCAAATAGCCGTTGCCGCGCATCGGCACCAGATATTCGTCGTCGCAGTAACCATCCGGCACGCCGGCGATCTCGCCCTGACGGCGCAGGCTCCAGATGCGCTCCGTCCAGGCTGGCGTATAAGCGTCGCGATAATAGAGTCGCACCGCGCCGGCATTGAGGCTGCGACGGATGATCACAGCGCGCGCTGTGTTGTCGTCGCCCAAAAACAGCTCCTTCGAGACCCAAGCATCGCCGACCTGGCCGCGCACGCCGCCGCCAGAAAGCGGCACAAGCGACATGCCGGTCAGCTTGGCCGAAGACGTCCAGTTGCGCGACAGCGTCGTTGTCAGACGCAAGCGTTGTCTGGTGAGGATTTGCGCGATCCGCACCAGAGCAACATTCACGCCTTCTACCAGCAGATAGTCTTGCCCAACTTTCATGCCTTCCGTGCTCGCGACATCGAGCGATTCGTCTCCGGCGACGCCAGATACCACCGACACACCCTCGGTGGGCACCAGACGATAGCCGCCAGCGAAGAGTTCGAAGGCGATGCGGCGGTTGCGGTAGAGCCAGTCGAGCCCAACGGCGCGCTGCACCGACACAGGCGAGGCCATGCCGGAGAGCGTGCCGGAGATGCCGCCGATCTGCGTGATGATGGCGTTGATGGTGGCGGCGAGGTTCGGCTCGCCCGCGCGCGCTGCCGCCACTTCGTTTTCCATGGCCGTGGTGCGACCATCGAGGTTCGCGAAGTTCGCGTCGATCTCTTCGTAGCGCGTATTCCAGAGGCTGGGCACGGCCTCCGGCTCGTTGTTCGGGATCGGGGTGATCGTGCTATGCGGCAGGGTCATGGCTTACTCCTTCAGAATCGGGGTTTGATGCGAATTTCGTAGCACTCACCGGCTTCCACGGCCTTGGGCGCGAAGGTGCGCCAGGCGATGAGGGTGCCGTCGTCGCCGATGAGGCCAACCTCCGAGAGCATGCGCCCCACCATGGGGCCGCCCTCCAGGTAGGCGACCGCTTCGGCTTCGGTGGGCAAGGGGCGGGTGAGGCTGGCCAGTGCCACGCGGTCGCGCTCGGCATAAAGCGCGGTACGCGATGCCGGCGCCGGTTTGGGCGTCAGGTCGATGTTGTGCCCGCCATCGCCGAAGGCGATGTGCGTGGGCACGGGCGCGGTGCGACCGCCAGCCGTCTGCTCGGCCAGGCGCTCGCGGAAGATGTCGGTCAACACGGCTTCGCTCATGCGGCCATCCTTTGGATTTCAATGACTGGAGACAGGGATGCGCCCAAGCGCCATTGGCCGGAGACGGTCAGGCGCGCGAGCGGCGCTGGAATACGATGCTCGCCCAGGCGGAATGCGCCGAAGCGCAGCCGCTGACTGAAGGTGGCGTGCGAGAGCCTGAATCCGAACGGCTGCCCCATGCGGGCATGGTCGAGCCGCCATGTGCCATCGAGTCGACGCGGGCGGTCGATCAGGCGTTGCGGTGGCAGCACGATGGGCTGCGGTTCCGGCGCAATGCGCTCGCGCGGCAGGCCCGCGCGAAGATCGGGCAGGCGAGCGGAGAGCGCGACGGGGGCGCGGCAAGCCCGTAACAGGCGGCCAGCCACCGCACCGCGCCGCTCGCCGACGCGGAACGCGCCGAACGGTTGCGGCAGGCGGACCGGCTCGCCATCGCGGCCGAGCTGCCACTTCGCATCCTGGTAGGTCGAGAGCGAGGCATTACACCAGGGGTACAGGCGGGTTTTCGGGATGCGGGCGGTAAGCTCGTGCTCTGCCTGCATCACTGCGCCGAAGTCGGCGATGAGCAGCAGCCAGAGCAGAACAATTTGATGCCGCGAGACGGGCTTCCATTCGTCGATCAGCTGCCGCGCCAGCGACAGGCCAGCCGCATCACGCGCATCGGCCAGATTCACGCGCGCGATGAACTGCGCCCAGTGCTGGATTTGCGGCACGGCGGCCAAGCGCTCGATGGGGCGGATGGTGCGCTTTCCATCCAGCCGCCACGCCCCGTCCACCTTGAGCGGCATGAACGGCGCATAAATGGCACGCTGCACCGTCCGGTCGATGATCTCAACCTCAAATCCGACCTGTTTGAGCGCTTCCTTGATCGCCCATGGCGTGCCTTTCCTGCGGTGCAGAGCAATGGCGCGGCGCAGGAGCTGGCGGCGCTTGTCGGGCGTGTCGGCGAGCCGCCAGCCCTCGAGGTTGGTGACGTGCCAGCCGTAGGCGAGCGTCGGCAGCAGGCGCTCATCCACCCGGTCCACCAGATGGGTGAGCACCTTGTCCACCGGCAGCGCCTCCAGGCGCGCCGAGAGGTCGGCCAGCGCCGCCAGACGCTCGTCGGTGGCGATGACGTCCGGATACCAGCGGCGGTCACTCATCCTCGGGCTCCGTGGCGGTCACCGTGATGCTGGTGGCGTGCGTCCAGTGGTGCACGTCGGCGGTGATGTCGGCGGCAGGGCGCGCGAGCGCCACGCGCTTGACACCCGGCACGTGCAACGCGGCGATCAGCGCTGAGCGGGTCACGTCCTGCCCCAGGCGC